GTAGAAAAAGTTGCTCCAGCAAAAATGGGCGATAACGGCGTAAACGCTAAGTCTATCGTGGCTGGTAAGAATGACATGGGCGGTACAACTGCTAACATTCTCAGCGGCAAGAACGGTACTCCTGGTTCAGAAACAGGTGAATTAAAAGGTTCAGGATTGCTAAAAGGCAAGCCAACCGAAGATAATGCTGGCAACATCAATGTCCCAGGCGGTAAAGCAGGCAATGCTTTCTCTAAGAAAGAACCTGGACATGGTGCTGAGAAAGCTGGTGCAAAAGAATCACCAGACAACAAGCAAAGCCTTTTCCGTGGTCGTAGATAATAGGACTTGACAAAGGTGAAAACTACTCTATCAGAACATTTGAGTTTTGACCAGGCTAAGATTGTCTTGGAGCGCGACGAAGGCAGCGACGGTAAAAAGTCGCTGCATCTAAACGGCATTTGCATTCAAGGAGACATCCGTAATGCAAATCAGCGTGTTTACTCTTCTGAAGAAATTGGCAGGGCTGTCAAAACGCTCAATGAACAGATCGCTGGTGGCTACTCCGTTCTTGGAGAAGTTGATCATCCTCAGGATTTAAAAATCAATCTTGATCGTGTGAGTCACATGATAACCAAGATGTGGATGGATGGTCCTAACGGCTACGGAAAACTAAAAATACTTCCGACTCCAATGGGTCAGTTAATTCAGACCATGCTGGAGTCGGGAGTTAAACTGGGTGTTAGCTCCAGAGGATCCGGCGAAGTAGACAGCGGTGGAAAAGTACAGGGTTTTGAAATTATCACTGTAGACATCGTGGCTCAGCCAAGTGCTCCAGGCGCTTATCCAACACCAGTATACGAACATTTAATCAATAACACAGGCGGTTACAAGGCATATCAGATCGCACAGGAAGTCCAAGGCGACCCAAAGGCACAGAAGTACTTAGCAGAGAGTCTGAAAAAAATCATTTCAGGCCTCAAATAACAGTAGGAGAATCACATGCTAGACATCGTAAAACAATTGTTTGAAAACAATGTGATTTCCGAAGAAATCAAATCGGAAATTGAATCAGCTTGGGAAAGCAGAATTCAAGAAAGCCGTGATCAAGTAACTGCTGAACTACGTGAAGAATTTGCTCAGAAGTATGAGCATGACAAAGGCGCAATGGTAGAGGCTGTAGAAGCCATGCTAACAGATCGCCTACAGGCAGAGTTAGGTGAATTGGCAGAAGATCGCCAAGGACTTATCGAAGCCCGTGCCAAGTATGCTAAGAAAATGAAAGACGATTCCAAAGCAATGGAATCATTCATCTTTAATAATCTTAACAAAGAATTGGCAGAATTACACGAAGATCGCAAAACAGTTGCAAACAATGTAGCTAAATTAGAATCCTTTATCGTGGATGCACTGGCGAAAGAAATCGCAGAATTCCACACAGACAAGAAAGACCTAGCCGAAACTAAAGTAAAATTAGTACGCGAAAGCAGAGCTAAGTTTGACAATCTAAAGAAAGATTTTATCACAGCAGCTTCCACAAAAGTAGCAGAAACAGTGCAGAACGGTCTACGTTCTGAAATGACTCAGCTCAAGGAAGACATTGAATCAGCTCGTAGAAATGACTTTGGTCGCAGAATTTTTGAAAGCTTCGCAAGCGAATACGCTGCAAGTCATCTAAATGAGAAATCTGAAACAGCAAAACTTCTTAAAGTTATGCTGACTAGAGAAGCCGAATTAGAAGAAGCAGTGAAGATTGTTGCAGAATCGCAAGAACAAGTAGCACAGAAAGATCGTGAACTACGTATTATCAAAGAAAACAACCAACGCAAGGAAGTTATGAGCGAATTGCTAGGACCGTTGACTGGAGATAAGCGTCAAGTAATGAGCAGTCTACTTGAATCAACACAAACAGAAAAGCTACGTACAGCTTTCGACAAATACCTACCAGCAGTAATGAATGGTGGAGCACCGGCGAAGAAAGTACTATCCGAAGGCAAAGAAATCACAGGCGACAAACAGGCACCTCAATCCAGCGGTAAAGAAGAAAAAACCGCTGAGATATTTGACATCCGCAGGCTTGCGGGACTAAAAGTTTAAGGAGAACTATAATGTCACAATTACTCGAGTCACGCTGGTCGGAAACCAAAGAGGCCCTTTTAGAAGGCTTACAAGGTAACAAGCGTTCAGTAATGGCAACCACTCTAGAGAATACCCGCAAGTATCTCGCAGAAAGTGCCACCGCTGGTGCTACATCCGCCGGTAACGTAGCAACACTAAATCGTGTGATCCTTCCAGTGATCAGACGTGTAATGCCAACAGTCATTGCTAATGAATTAGTTGGTGTACAACCAATGACTGGTCCAGTTGGTCAGATCCATACTCTACGTGTACGTTACAGCGATACATTTAACGGTACTACAGGTGGAGCAACTACAGCTGGTGAAGAAGCTCTAAGCCCATTCAAGATTGCTGAAGGTTATTCTGGTGCCGTAACTGGTAAGCCAGCTGCTACCGCTGCACTAGAAGGTGTTGCTGGTAACAAACTAAGCATCCAAATCTTGAAACAAACAGTTGAAGCTAAAACACGTAAGCTATCAGCTCGCTGGACTTTTGAAGCTGCTCAAGATGCACAAGCCCAACAAGGTATTGACATCGAAGCAGAAATCATGGCTGCTCTTGCACAAGAGATCACAGCTGAGATCGATCAAGAAGTTCTACGTAGCTTGGCTGGTTTGAGCTCTACTGTATTGACATACGACCAAGCTGCTGTATCTGGTACAGCAACATTCGTTGGTGACGAACACGCTGCTTTAGCTGTTCAAATCAACCGTGCTGCTAACTTGATCGCTCAGCGTACACGTCGTGGTGCTGGTAACTGGGCAGTTGTAAGCCCAACTACATTGACACTACTACAATCTGCTACTACAAGCGCATTTGCTCGTACAACAGAAGGTACATTCGAAGCACCTACAAACACCAAGTTTGTTGGTACATTGAACAGCGCAATGAAAGTGTATGTTAACACATATGCAGAGAACGACAACGTTCTAGTAGGTTATAAAGGTTCTAGCGAATCTGACGCAGCAGCATTCTATTGCCCATACATTCCATTGATGAGCAGTGGTGTTGTGTTGGATCCATCAACTTTCGAACCAGTCGTGTCATTCATGACACGTTATGGTTATGTTGAGTTGACAAACACAGCTTCTTCTCTAGGTAATGCAGCTGATTACTTGGCGACTGTTGCTGTAACATCCGCTAACCTACGTTTTGCTTAATCAGTAATACGTATAACGCAAGTTCAAAAAGGCTCTTCGGAGCCTTTTTGTTTGACTTAAATATCGGGATGAAAGTAGAATCAGACAAAGATTTTCTAGAATTAAGAAAACAGTTTAATGTTTGGAGAAAGCGTTTTCCAATGTTTACGCATGATGTTGATCAAATAGAAAATATTATCGAAAGCAGAATTCAAAATTACAGCATCGCCCTTGTTTATTACAGACAAACAAAAGGTAAAAATCATTTAGAACGTGCCCAACAAGAAATAGATGCTATCAATACAGTATTAGCCACAGTGGAAAAAATGGAACTGATGAGTCTATTGAGCCGCGGATAAATAAAGTATCTAGAATTTATTATGCGGTACCCGCCGCGTAGACCTAGAACGTCAAACACAAGGAGAAACAAATGGGACGCCCACTAAACAAGAGATTTTTTGGTTTATTAGATGATGGTACTAACATCACTGTAAACTGTCAAGTAGGATCAAACACAGAATCTGTACAAGGATATATTCTACGTCAGCGTTCGTCGAAGAGATTTTTAGTTAACGACACCAAAGACGGTACAAAAGTATTACCAGCTGGCTCAGGTACAGGTAATGTAGGAGTTTGTCAATTAGTTGATAAAGCTGACGGCGCACTTGGTGCTAACGAAATGAGCATTATGGGATACACTACAAACGGGACCGGAGTACGACTTGCAAAACTAACTAATAAAATTGCAGTGGACTACAATGGCACACGATATAAATGGTCAGTAGTTAACGATTCATCCGCAAGTATAATTGCACTAACAACTCCGTAATCTAGGACCGTAAATGGGACAGTTTCTCAGAGTCAATGGTGACTACAACATTCGAGCAGGTGATGGTGCCAAGATAACACTTGACACCGGACCTGCTGTGAGTGGAGGGTCTGTAAGAGTCACTGGCAATCTGGTAGTCGAAGGGGATACCTTCAACATTAATACTACAAATTTAAACGTTGAAGACAATATTATATCTTTGAATGTCGGCGAAGTTGGACCAGGTGTATCACTGATATATTCAGGTATTGAAATTCAACGGGGCGACACCTCTACAGCAAGTCCGCAGAACAATGCCAGTTTCCTTTACGACGAAAGCACTGACTCGTGGATACTGGCACACGGAACTGCTCCTGGACCTTTTAACTTTGATAGTAGCAGTCTGAGACTAAAACAGATACTGACCAACAGTACTACTGATTCAGGTGACCTAACATTGATAGGAACTGGGACAGGCGTAGTTAAAGTAATTGGTACTATAAACTATGAGGATCAAGTTACTCACGACGATGATCTTCCTAATAAAAAATATGTTGATGATTCGATCCTTAACAATCCTACATTTCAAATTGCAGCACCGCAGAGTCAAGATACCAAAGTAGTTATTGCAGACAAAGACATTAGTCCTAATGATATCACTGAACCGGGGTCATTGGCCTATTTTACCGACACCACAACTTATAACACATTTGGCGAAAGTGCGGTATCTGTAATAGTCGACGGTGCTTTGATAGCGCAATTCTATAAAAATAGATTTGAAACAGGTGATTTAGAAATTGGTGGCGGGCCAGACCGCAATGAAATCACAAGTCGTGCCAGTATAACAAACGAAAACGTTTATGTAAGAACTCAGGGCACGGGTAAACTACAGACTAATTACGCTGTGCAGCTTGAAAACATTGGCACTGTTCCTAGTTATGTGTCCAACAATGTTCTGTTGTATGCGGCTGCACCCAGCATAGGAACTACAGGTGTATACTTTGTCAACGACAGCGCCGAAGCTGCTAAACGAAACGGCGAGTTGATAAGTAAAAACAAAGCACTGGTCTTCAGCATGCTATTTTAAGAGACACATATGATAAGAAACTATGAAAATCCAGAAGGTACACTATCACTGATAGATTCTACCAGTGTAACAGTACCAGTTAGAGTGTTTACCAGTTCGACTACAGGCGGACCTATCGCAGGCGGAGTAATAGGCAGAGAAAATGCAGTTACTACTATAGCGTTATGCAACACCTTAGCACCAGATGCAACAGACGAAACAGTTAATAGTGTTACAGTGAATATATATGTTGTTCGCAGCGGATTGAGCTATGGCGACGGTAATCTTGTGGTCAGCAGTCTTGTAGTGCCAGCGGGCGAAACTGTGTTCTTCTCAGAAGAACGTATGGTATTAGCCAGTGGTGATCAGATTTGGGTTGGTACTTCAGCAGCTTCTAGATTAGCTGTTACTGTGAGTGTATTAGCTGTATGAAATTTCTAAAGACCAAAAACATTTCTCAGTTTAGCATCAACGATCGTGCGTTGATCTACTATCCTGCTGGCAATGGTCCTGGTAACAGAGTTGTAGTTAATGCCAACGGCGGTATGATGTTGCCTAAAGGTACAACTGCACAACGACCACAACTTACAGGAGTAAGACAACCTACAGATGCTAACGGTACAATTAGATATAACACCAGCAACACTTCCATCGAAGCATATATCGGTGGATCGTGGGTAACAGTATCTACATCATTAGCTTCAGCAGTAGTAAAACAAACACTAGGCCCAGGTGACGGCACATCGACGATTGTTGGACCATTAAACAGCACCTTTGCGCCATCATACGCTGCAAGTGCAGATAATATATTAGTATTAGTAGAAAACGTTATGCAGATTTCTACTACTAATTTTACTGTAAATCAAAATCCTACTTCTACTGGTACAGGTGCAGAAATCAATGCTACCGCATTAAGCAGTGCCGACAACGGTACCAGTTACGTAATCACTTCAGTGGGCTCTACAACATTTACATCGTTCGGTGCAGCAGCAAACACCGTAGGAACGGTATTTACAAAGTCTGGCGGAACACCCACAGGCACGGGCAAAGTAAGAATTGCCGGTTATTATCTTACATTTACATCAGCAGTGCCAGCATCGGGAGGTGGCGGTAATCCAGTTTACGTAACTGTATACTACGGATACGCCAACTAACTATGAGTCAACTGGGACGCATAGGTGGACAGGTACTAACAGATAATCTGTTACGTGCTGGCGTCGATCTTGCCTTTGAAACCGATCTATTATACATCGATGTAAACAATAGACAGATTGGTATACGGGATTCAACTCCTGTTTATACTCTAGATGTCAACAACAACATCCACACCAATGATCTTACTGCTGTTACCCAAATTGCTCCAGGCAATTTAAGAATTAATGCACCTGAAACTATAACTACCAGTGTAGGTGGTATCGATGTTTTCATCAATGGTGGCGGCCAACTCTTCCATGATAGGCTTGCTACAGCTAATCTTATCTTAGACGGCAATCTTATATCCAGCGTAAGTAATAGCAACATAGTGTTTGATCCTAACGGATCGGGCACAGTTCAATTATTAGCTGATACCAATATCACAGGCAATCTATCAGTAAGTGGTAATATTTCTATGGGTGGAAATCTTACTGGGTTAGGTACGCTGACATTTGGTGATCAAACACTTGACACTGTGACCATTAACACAGATTTTACTCAGAGTA